ATAATTTTAAATGTTTCATTTTCTCTGAATAGGATATAGGATACATAGGGAATTTTTCATTAAACATGACATAAGGATATGAGCTATTTATATCCAAGCTAAAACCATTTTCTAAAATTTTACCTATTTTATTATCATTATAAAAATTAAGTCCACCATTATAGAAATTATTAAAATAATCAAAACAATTTAAATCTTTAAATTTATAATCACCAAAGGCAAATAGTTCTCTACCTCTATTTTGTTTTAAAAGTTGAAATTCCGCTTTTTCATTATTGGTAATATATGAATGCTTAATATTACTTGTAAATGTAGGTTCTTTATATGAAAAACCGAAAAACAAATCACTATAATATTTTATTCCTAAAATTAGTATGATTACATCATTTCTAATGTAAATCTTTTCTTCTTCGGTTAGATTAATGTAAATCCATCTAATATAATCCTCTAATTCATCATCTGCCAAGTCATCATCTAAATTATATTTTATATAATCATAATCTGTTTTTAGAAATTCTTCTGTAATTAGATTTTTATCAAATAATTTTTTACCAATAACCGCAATACTGGTATTTGTTTTTACCCAATTATCTTCTGTTTTAAATTTAACACCATCTAACTTAAATTTCAATTCCAGATTATTTTTACTTTTTACACGTTTTTCTAATAAATTTCCATCTTCCAAAATTGAAAATGTTTCTGTATTATTGTTTTCAATAGCATTTTTAAGATATTCATTTTCTACTTTACAACCATAATATTTAACTAATTCATATCTTATAAAATGATTATCATATCTATTACCATTGTGTGCATTTAATATATACGGTTTAGACTTCTTTAAATAAGGCTTCGACCATTCAAAAAAATGTTGAAAATTATTAAATATAATATAATACGTTTCATCATCTAATATAAAACCAATCGTGAATGAGTACATCACACTTTTTAAAAGAGAGGGTTTAATATTACCCTCTTTAAAATTATAAGTAAACGTTTCTATATCATAAGCAAGCAAAGTATATCCACGTTTGATATATTCGATAAACTCTTTTATATTACCGTAAGGTTTGTTATAGGTTTTCATACATTTTACCTAATTTTTGTAGTAAAATTCTTTCCTTTGAAATTTCTACTTTTTGTTGTGTAGTAGTTGCATTATAATTTATAAGTTTAAATAGGTTTAAATCCATGTAATTAGGATTGTTATAAATATAATTTTTACTAAATGTATTAGTAAATTTAATAATATCTTTCCTATATTTGTTATGAAATGTATCATTAAAGTACTTATTAGGATACAAATATATTACATCATCTTTTCTATCTTCTAGATTTAAACAATACTGGTAATCTCCCTTACTGGTAATATCTATTACATAGTTACCATTCCAAACATAAAAATTAATATATTTATCAATTTCTAATTTAATAATAGATGGGCATACTTCCGATTTAATTTTATCAAATAATTCTTTACTAACTAAATTGTGGTGATTAATTTCAAACATACCTGTAAAATTACTATCATTTTCCACATTAAAAATAGATGTATTTTTATTTTTGTTTACTTGTTCATTTTGTCTTAACTCTATTAATTTATTTCCATATTGTTTAATGGTATTCATTTTATGTTTTTCAATTAAGCTATAAAAATCTAACCACTCTAAAACTGGAGAGTTAAAATTAATTGGATTAGCAAGTAAAATCATTTTAGGTTTTATACCAAAGGGTCTGTCTTTAGGTTTAACCCTATCAATAGATTGATAAATAGTCTTTATTTTTTGTAACTCATTCGGTACATAGTCATCATCAAGTGCTAGAAACTCGTCATATACCATCAAGGGAAACTCTTTCAATTTAAAACTTGAAAATTTAAGGTCACTTGCATTATTAATATCAGCAATTAAACCTATTTCCTTATCTTCATAACCAATAATAATATAGTCTTGTTGGTTTACATACCATAGATTTTCAACTTCCCAAAATCCCAAAGTTTCCACCACATTATCTATCAGGTTACGAAACAATGTTTGTAATTCCCAATGTCTCACTATAAAGATAGGCTTCAAATCCAAATCATAACCCATTTTAAGGCAAGCTCCTATTGTATTAAATGATTTACCATCACCACGGTTAGTAATACTCAAATAAACATCTATTGTATCTTTGGTTAATTCATCTAACCATAATAATTGATTATAGTCTTTAGGTATATATTTCTTTCTATATTTTTCAACCCATTTTTTAAAGTCTTTTTTTAATTTAAACATTAATTCTTTTTAACCTTACTTTCTTTAACAATTTTATCAATAAAGTTAAACCATTTATCAGCACCACCATATCTTGCAGGTAAACTTGATGGTACATGCGCTCTTTCCCAATAAACGTAGGCATTATCTACACCCTCTTTAGTACTTTCAGAATTTCTCAAACATTGTTTTAAAATATTACTGTTAGTACCATCACCCTCAAAAGCGTATAGCATTTGAGTTTTAACAGTCCACATATCAATATTTTTTGATTTTGCATAGTCCCAAAGTCCTTTTGTTCTTAAACCAGTCCATTGACCAAGTCCAACACCTACCCAGTGTTTACCATCATGAAAATATGTACCCTCATCTAATACATAATTAGGATAAACTCTATTTTGGAAATAAGACCAATTATAAAATAAATCTTCTACGGTTGGTGTAGTATTTTTATCAGGATTTTTACTTTGTAAACCTGTAAAATCAGCTTCAAAAGTTTTAGGATTTATATTACTTTCACCAACAAAATTACCAACTAAACCAGCTATTCCATAAGAATTTGCTTGTGGTTCATACTGTAAACATATTTTAGTAATTAATTCAACCTTTTTTTCATCTGTACTTTCATCAGATGGGATAGAAGATGGATTTAAATTAACTGGAGAGCCTTTTCGACTTTTACCATTCCAATTAATATTCTTATTGTTACTTTCATCAAGACCTTTAAATAGATTATCTTTTAACCCATTTATAAAATCTTCGCTCAAGGTAACTTTTAAAGTATTCATTTCAATATCAACATTTAATATATTATTTGTATATAAATCATTTGATGTTTGATAAACTCTATTATCGAAAACTTCAACTATTTCATTTAACATATTTTCAATTCCTTTTTTAATTTGTGTTAAGTCTAGAGATTTAATCGCTCTTCCAATATCAATATTAGGTTGTAATGATTTACCTGTTTTATCTTTCTTTGCTTCTGCTACACCATCACTAGCACTAGCACCATCATTAATAACCCATGCACCACTAAAACCAGCACCACCACTTTCAATCCAACCGGCTATATTATCATTTGTAATTGGACCCCCCCAACCATTGGTATTATAATTTTGTTCCAAACACCAACACCAACCACCTGATTTAATAGCCACATGTCCAGCGTCAGCATTAGTAAAGAAAACGATAGCGCCAAGGGGGAGGGTATCCCATATTTTTTTTGCATTAGCGTCATTGTTAGGGTCACCTTGTACTTTTCGAACATTTGATGGTACGTTATTATGATAGATGTCTTTAGCATATAAACCACCTGTATTTAAACCTAAACCAAACTCTTGATTTAGTTTTACTATTAGGTCAACACATTGTGCACCCCATTGACCGTCCATATCAAAAGCTTTTCCTAAATTATTTTTACAAAAATTATAAAGGTCTATATTTTTAGCCATATATTAACCTCTCCAATTATTTACTAAAATAGGTCTATTAATCTGTCTATTTTGTGTTCCATCATAATGCCAGAATTTTACACCATTTTCAAAAATTGTTTTTAGCACAATATTTATTTGTGGGTCTGCTTCTTGTAAATACCAATTACCTTTAAACTGTAAATAGTTTACATTATTCATACTATTTACTGGCTCTAATTGTTCTAGTTTTTCGTTAAAATCAAAACCATATAAATTATAATATTGTTTAAGGTAATCTAATTCAAATTTATGAGGTGCTGAAATTAATAAATGTATACCATATGTGCTATCTTTTAATAATAAGCTATTAGGATAATTCCCATCATTTACTTGATTAGCATTTAAGGCAAGAGTTTGTTTATCTGCTTTTTGCTTACGATAATAATCGTATTCATCAGAAAATGCTCCAGCAACTGACCCAACACCACCTTTAAACGTTGAGAATACACTCATTGCATTGAAAAATTTATCTTGTAATGAACTGTTACTATCCATGATTTTAGAAGCTCGTCCAGAGATAGTTTTACTATTGTCTAACTCACGATTGTAAGCACCTTTAGCCCATTCAAGTTTAGCAGTGTCTATGACTGTACTCATTTTATTAAACTCAATAAATGATAAATTAACATTTAAATATGTACCTTTTTTATCACCTAGTTCGTTATTATATCCTATAGGATAAATTTTAAGTAAATTATTATAACCTATTGTTGCAACAGCTCTAAACTTCAAACCTTGATATAATTTAGATGGTTCTAAAGGTACAATATTTCCGCTAAAATCTGTTAACTCAAAAGTAAAATATCCATTTCTTAAAAGGTGGGGCATATTATCAATTCCTAACATATTTAACAATGTTTCTTTTTCTATATTTATTTGACCTAAATCAATTTCTTTTGATTTTCCACCTTTTTTGAGCTTATAAAATTCTACTTCACTATCTTTGAATTTAACTTTTTTCTGTTCTTCTAAATTAACAAGCAAAGCTGGTATCTGACAAGCTTCTTTTATATTTTGGGCAATCCAAGGAAAAGATGATAAATGTGTTAGGAAACTATCCCATTTTTCAGATGGAATGATATATGCATTTAACATTGATTTCATACCATCAAATACACCACCTGTTGAAGAACGTAAAACAGGTTTTTTTTCAGTACCAAAATCAGCTTCAAGGTCAACGCTTGTTGTTAATAAGATATAGCTTTCAAGCATTGGTATAGATAGGTGTTTAATATACTTTAATGATTTAACTTGTAAAGTATCATCTGTATTTCTTAAATATTGTTCTAAATCATTATACCTATTTTGTGTAACATGTTGGCGAATAATCTCTACTTGTCCTATTTCATTTAATCGCTTTCCTTGACAAAAAGTCATGACAAAATCTGGCATTATGGTAACAAGTGTTGTATTATCGTTTAAGTACTCATAATCTGTAATAAAAAAGTAGTATCGTCTATTTTCTTTCTGATTAGTAAAATATCCATAATTATATTTTAACAAATCCTCATAGAGTTTAGGGACTTTTAGTAAGCCCCTATCCCTACGAAAATTGAAAAGACTTTCAAATTCAAGTTTATTATATCGATTAAAAAAATCATCCCTTATTTGATTATCTTCAAAATGAATTGTGTTCTGGATATTTACTAATTCGGTGTTTTCAAAAAACACAAATTTAGTTAAAATCATACATTATCACTTTCTATATATTTAGCTTGTTTATAATTGGTGTCTTTAAAAAGCCTTACATGTCCAGTATCAACTTTTTCTGAGTTATTAATTTCATCTTCTAAAATCTCTCTTGTCCCTATATATATTTTTTTATCAATTTTATTTAATCCTTTAAAAGAATTATCAGAATACACACATCCTTGACGATAATATTTTTTAAAATCTGTAATATCTTTTAAATAAATTTTGATAGTATCAGTTGCTAAAGCCCCTTTAGCTTTAATGGTTATAATAGCTTTATCTAAATTTATATCATAAAACCTTGTATTTAATAAAGGTGTTTTAAAGGCAAAAATTATATTTTCAAAAGATACTTTCTTTCTATTATTATTGTAATATTCATCATAAGAAAAGGCACTATCATATTTGTTATAATCTTCTTCATTTTTATAAATTACTTCTTCTTCTAATGTAAACTCAGTTAAATCAGTATAAGTACCAATATTTAACATTTCAACATCATATTTTATACTATCATTTGGTTTATCTGATGTAATATTTATCCATTCAAAAGATGCATAATTTTTTTTATCATAATTTTGAAAAATTGAAAATAATAACTCTACTTTATATGTATTAACTCTAACACCTTGACCATCTACATTTTCAAATTCTAAGGTTATAATACCATCTTCATTTTTTTGTGATAATAAATAATTACTATCAACTTTTACTATTACATTTTTTACATTTTTTTCATAATAATCTTTTACAAAATTTCTCCAATAATTATTTTTTAAATCATTTTCAAAAGTTTTAGAATGAAAATAATCAGTTGATAAAAAACGATTATTAAATTGATAATTGCTATAGTCTCTTTTTAAATATCCGCTACTTGTTCCATTACTAAAAATAAAATCTTTAAGAGATAATCTCATAACTTACCCCCTTATTTAACCATTAAATCATTTTGTTTATCTGTAGTAGTAGCATGACTAGCTAAATAATTAATCTTATCTTCACTAGTATATACATTAATATTACCAGTTACCAGATTTACATTTTCTTTAAAAGTAGTTGTTCCAATTTCATTATTAGTAATACCTCCACTTGCAAACACACTATTTAACATAGCTTGTAATGATTGCTCATTTTTAGTTAGCTTATTAAGTGCAGATGTACTATCAGCCAGCGCCTTGGCTAAATCGTTAATTTGTTGTTGTGTCATTCCTTGATTTTGTTGACCTTGAATACCACCAATTTTTTCGTCAATCTTCCGCTCAAATTCTTTCATCTTCTCCGTCATTGCGTTGTTTCGTTGTTCTACTTCACGCAAAATGTCAGCTTTCAAAGTTTCAAGTTTTTGATTGATTCCTCGTAGGTCTTTGTTGAGTTCTAATAAGTAGTTAGTAACATCAGGATTATAAAGTCCATCATTTTCGATTACTAAAGAGTTCGGACTTTCTAAATCCTTGTATTGTCCGTCTAGTTGTTGATATTGTAATCTCTTGACTAGTTTTGATAGCACTAGTTCACATTTTAGATTAATGACATCATGCCAGTTAATTCCTCTTTCTTTGCCCTCGTCAATCCAGTCAAATTCCTTTGTGTAATGAATTGCGTTTGTTGATTGTACATTAATATTACGACGAGCTACACGGTTAGTAAGCCATGTAAGCTTATCCAGATAACGATTAGTATTAGCCAGATAATCATAGTAACTTGGTGCATTCGTATTGTAATCTCGTCTGTCATCATACCATGGCTGATAATGGTTTTCTAAAGACCAATTATTAGACCACGGGTATTTAGCGTGACTTTCCATTTGATTAAAATTATATTGATTTATTTCTTCCATTTATATTTTACCCCACTTGTGAAAATAAAGCTAAATCCAGCTTATTCCAAAATTCATTAGTAATTTTCTGATAATCAATTAAAGTTTTTAAATCGTGATTTTCTGATTGATAAGTTGAAACATTACTATTAGAAGATTTACCTTTATTAATAGATAAATCATCAGCATAATCAATACTATCTTGATTTAAAGTAACATTTGTTTGTGTTTGAGGTTGTGAACTATTAATATTATTTGTCCGATTTTCACCTTGACTATCACTAGTTGTTTTGGTGTTACTTTTTCCTTTTAACCAATCATCAATATTATACATATTTTCTATAATATTTTGATGTTCACTTACAAAACCTACTAATAAATTATTCCACAAATCAATAGTTTGTACTTTAATTTTACGATTATAAAATTTACTTAAAAGTTCTTTTTCAAATCGCTTTCTATTATCACCTAAAAATTGTAAACCATAAGTTAAATAATATTGTATTAAATAAGTTAATTCATTTCCATCTTCTTCGTAGTTACTTATCATTCTACTAATATTGTAGTTTGGGTTGTTGTGATAAAGTTGATTAAATTTATTTGTAAAATTCGTTTCAATGTCTGCATTATCAATCAAGCTTGTTAAAATACTATATAGTTTTACTGTCATTTACTTAACATCTCCAATTTTTCAAGGCTTGAAAGTTCTTTTACCATGTTTTCAGAAAATTCAGCGTGTATATTCATTTCATATCTTTCATTAAGAAATTTAAGAGCATTATTTCTAGCAAACAAATAGATATTCTCATTAGATTTCTTGAAAGAAGCGTTTGATTGTGCTTCTTCATCTGAAACACCACTTTCTTTATCTACACCTAAAGAAGAAAGACCAAGCATAGAATTTAATTCTGAAAGCTTATTTTGGAATTCTCTCTTTAGTTCTGTTAATGTAGATGTAATATTTCCATTATCAAAACGTATAATATTTTCATTTACATCAAATTGTACTGATGTTTTAATTGCTGGCGCACCATTGAATAGGTCATCAATCACTTCTTCTAAATCGTCACCGTTTAAATCACCCCTAAAAAAAGTCATTACTTTTGCTTGTAAAATAAGACTAAAGCGTGATAAAGAAATTTCAGCAATTTCTTCTGCATAATGTTCTATAATTTCATAATCATTAATATAATTATATACCTTGTTTTGAATAACAATAAAATTACCATTTTTATTATATTGATTAAGTTGATTATATTCTGGTAAAATATACGCTTCATTAATGATAAAATTAATATCTTTTTTAGTATATGTCTTAGGTAAATAATGATAATCAAAATTATTTTTATTACTTAAATTTACATATCCTAAAATTACTATATCACCTGTTACATCTTCTCCAATAGCAACATTACAGTTATGTCTTAACATACTTTCTAGTTGAATTAAATCAACCTTGAAACGTTCGTCAATATTTTCATAAGATATTGTAAATGGTAAAATTTCAGCGTAACGGTTATATATAAGTTTATAAAACCTATTTCTATGAGAAACGACCCTTTGCTTTATCTTCTCTTTAAAAGATGTTTCTATTGTATTAAAATCCATTTATTCCCCTTATTATAAAAAATAAAGGGGGCGAATATACCCCCTTAAGTTTATCCGCCGATTACAATTTTATTGTAAAATGGTGAAATTGATTTAAAGCTATAGTAATGTAACCAATAGTTCCACTCCTTATACTCAGGATTGAAAAAGTTAACTATCATATCTTTCGTGTACTGCTTGTAGCGGATTGCTCGTTTATCAATCACCAAAGCAAAATTTTCTGTAGTTGGCTTAATCTCTTGAATTTTATCTACACCAAAAATAGGTGTTACATCAAAAGTAAAGATTGTACCAGCTTCAATTACATCACCCTTTTCTGATTGATAGTCACCCATAGTAGACAATTTAGTAATTTGGTCATTAGTTGAAAGCGTAAAATCTTCTTTAAGCTTGTAAACACCTCCCAAATCATTAAATGAAATGATTTTGTTAGTAATATCCAAACCTTGAATATTATAACTTGTTGCAATTTGTGTGTTCAAAAGGTCAGCTTTAATTTCATCAGATGTAATAATTAGCAAATCATCAATACTTGATACTGTTGTATATCGTCCAAGTGCACCACCTGACGCAG